TTATGGAAAAATCAAGACGACAATATATCTAATGTTTATAAACTGGACATCATTAAAGAAACACCAAAATGTTTTAGAGTTAATGTTCATGTTTGTCATACAAATGGTGGTTATGTAGATAATGCTGGTAATGAAGTACCTAGAAAAAGAATTGAGTATGTTCCTTGGGAAGATATTATACTTCCAAAAGGTGATGTAAAAAACTGGTTCAAAAGCATCCTTTATGGTGTTCAGAACTTAGACCAGATTAAAACATACAATGAAGTTAGAAAATTCAAAAATCTTAAATCTATACAAAAAATTTATGACTCTGGTAAAGTAGATAAATTATATTCTAACAAACAATTTCAATCATTGTATAACTCGTTAAACAACATGTATGTTGATATTTCATTCAAATATATAACTAATGACCAAGAGGTTAGTTTATCAAGAGGTTGTATTTGGGAAAACGCACACAAATGGGATACGCCTTTTGAAAGCGCATTAAATAATTACAATCCAGACAATAATTAACATACAGTTTTTAAATTCAGTTAGAGCAGGTTTTCGGACCTGCTTTTTTTTTGCTTAAATTTGCGTTATGAGTACTAGACAAAATATGACACTTAAAAAAAGGCGCATGCTAGCTGCTTTAGAGCAATGCTTATGTATTGTGTCAAGAGCAGCAAAAGAAGCTGGCATTCCACGCCAAACACACTATTACTGGATGGACAATGACCCAAAGTATAGGCAGGCTGTTATTGATTTGGAAAACGTTGCTCTTGACTTTGCTGAGAGCTGCTTGTTTGACCAGATGCGTGAAGGCACTGCGGGCGGTGTGACTGCGGCAATATTTGTTTTGAAAGCACGTGGCAAAAAAAGAGGTTACATTGAACGCTCTGAGTTATCTCTTAACGGCTCTGTAGAATCTAAAATTATTCAATGGGTGCCAGCAAACAAAAAATAACAGAACATTGTAACATACAGTTTTACCAAGCCCTAAATTCAAAGGCTAGGTATCGTGTTTTTGTAGGGGGTTCAAGGAGCGGTAAAACCATTGGCATTACACAGTATTTAATTTATTTGATAACCACATCAAAAACTCCTTTGACAATATCAATCGTCAGGGCCACGCTGCCTAGCTTAAAACGTTCTGTAATGCGTGATTTTATTGATTTGATACAAAAGCTTGGAATATATGATTTAGGTGTCTTTAACAAGACTGAAAACATTTTTACATACAACAAACACAAAATTGAATTTTTTAGCTTAGATGACGCACAAAAAATAAAAGGCTCAAAACGTGATATATGTTATTTCTGCGAGATTGATGAATGCGGATATGATGAATTCCAACAAATCATAATGCGTACAACAGGCCATATTATTTGTTGTTTTAATCCATCAGAGCCTGTGCATTTTATATATGATTTAATGGATGACAAAGATATGCCAGGCGGTGTTGATGTTTTTCATTCCACTTACAAAGACAATTACTTTTTAGAGCCAAGTGTTGTTCAGCAAATAGAATCGATGAAGGAACGTAATCCAGACATGTGGCGTATTTACGGTGAGGGTCAAAGAGCTATGATTTCTAATAAACAAATATTTACTAACTGGGAGTTTTTGCCAAGGTCGGAGTTTCCAGAATTTGATGACATGTTCTTATCATGCGATTTTGGATTTAGCATAGATAGCTGCTGCATAATTGAGTTTGCAAAGGTTAAGGATAAAATATATGTACATGAATTGTTGTATGAAACTGGATATACAAACGGCGATATTGCTAATTTTTTGAGAGATAAAAAAATACAAAACAGAATCCTTTATTATGACTCAGCTGAACCAAAAAGCGGCGAAGATTTAAAACGCCTAGGCATATTAGCAAAACCTGCAATCAAAGGAGCTGGTTCAGTGTCAGCAGGAATATCATTGCTAAAAGACTATAAAATTATTTTGTCAAAAGAATCTAAAAATGCAATCAAAGAGTATTACAGCTATTGTTGGGATGAATTAAAAGACGGCACACTAATCAATAAGCCAAAGCCAAATCAGCCTGACCACTTTTGTGATGCGTTGCGTTATGGAGTTTATACACGTTATAGAAAACATACTGAATTTTTTGTTGTATAACCACAAAACTAATATTTTGTATTTTTACATAAAATAAAAATTAATTTTTCATGGCATCAATTTACGATAGGTTTAGAAATCTATTTTCACAAAAAAATTTGCAACAAACCGCTGAGGCTTACAATAGAGCCATTTATAATTATTTAGGTAACAATATTGTCTTGGCTAAAGAAAATGACGACTCTTATATAAATCATGGTTACAGGCGTAACGCAACTGTATATTCCATAATAAATATTATTACCAAAGCGTGTACAACTATTCCATTTATTATTTACGAGAAAAAATCAGACAATAGTTTAAAAAGATATAAGTCAATAACATCAGCTGGTCTTGATACTAATACAATACTAAAAGCAGAACAGTTAAGAAAATCAGCACTTGTTGAAATAAGTGATACAGAACTACATGAATTATTAGATAGGCCAAATCCAGCGCAATCATACAATTCCTGGCTAACTGAAATCGTTGCATTTGGTAAATTAACGGGCAACAGATACATCTACGGAATAGGTCCAGAGACGGGCGGAAACTCAACAAAATATAAGGAGCTTTATGTATTACCATCACAGCTTATGGAAATCGTCACAGGTGGTATTATGAATCCAGTAAAAGGTTACAGGCTAGACTACAAAGGTCAATTTGATATTGCAGCAGATGACGTGTTACATATTAAAGATTTCAACCCACATTATGACGGCACTGGCTCGCACTTATACGGACAGTCGCCTTTAAAAGCTGGTATTAGAACTTTGACAACAAACAATGAAGCTGTGACTACTGGCGTTAAATATTTACAGAATCAGACCGCAAGAGGCCTTTTATATGCTGATGAGGGTGATTTGAATGAAGTACAAGCTCAAGCCTTAAAAGATAAATTTAGACAGTCTCACCAAGGTAGTAATAAAGCAGGTGACGTAATTATCACGCCAAAAAAATTATCTTGGGTCAACTTTGGTTTAGCTGCAAGTGATTTGTCTCTAATAGAACAATACAATGCAAGTATCAAAGATTTAGCAAACATTTATTCTGTGCCAGCTGTGCTTTTAAATAATACAGAATCTTCTACTTACAATAACGTAAAAGAAGCAAAAAAGAGCTTGTATCAGAATTGCGTAATGCCAGAAATGATTAAAATACGTGACGAATTAAACAGATGGCTTGCGCCTAAATATGGCGAAAAGATTTTTATTGATTTTGACTTTAGCGTGATTCCAGAATTGCAAGAGGAAATGGATAAGGTTGTTTCTCAATTATCACAATCCTGGTGGTTGACTATGAATGAAAAAAGAGCTGCCATGAATTATGGCGCTGATGAAGACGATACAAAGTTGAATGATTATTATATACCAGCAAATCTTATACCTTTGAACGCTGTTGACGACACACCAACAGAACCTTTAGACCCAGACATTGATAAGTTTGTAAAGCGTATCAATAAAGAAAAAATACAAGCTTTTGTTGATGCTTATACTACAGCTCAAGAGGCTGAAGACAGGGCAAGAGAGATGGGCTGGGATGGTGAAGGCTCAGGCAGCCACACTCATACTTATGACGGGGAAACTATATACATGCCTTTTGAAGACCATGAGCAATATGATGAGGCAAGAGAAAATAATAAATATCATTATGGCAAACCTCATGATGAAGATGAAGATGAAAAGCAAGATTATGATGAGGAAACTAAAGCGCCAAAGATTTCAGCAAATGTTGAAACAGCTTTAAGAAACAAAGTTACTGACCACAATGAAGACCACGGTGACAAACCTAGTTCTAGGGCAACATACGGTATGCTTGCAGCTTCATTTAGAAGAGGTGTGGGAGCTTATCGAACAAACCCAAGCTCAGTTAGACCGAACGTAAGGTCAGAAGAGCAGTGGGCATTTGGCCGGGTCAATGGGCTGCTTTATGCTTTAAGAAATAACAGATTTAGAAACAAACCATACGATACAGATTTACTACCCTCAGCACATCCATTATCGAGTAAAAAGAAATCATTTACTACAAAACAAATGTTTGACGATTACCCACAAAGCGCTACAAATAATGCTAAGCGTGTTAAAAATTGGATTGAAAAATATGGCAGAGATGAAGTACAAGGAATGACAAATGTAGGTTTAGCTAGAATGAATCAATTGGTCTCAAGAGAATCTTTGAGCCTATCGACATTGAAAAGGACTTTTAGTTTCCTATCACGCACAAAGGGTGGGGGTTACAATAAAATCAATCCTGAGTACAAAGACACACCATGGAAGGACAAAGGATATGTTGCATTTTTAGGCTGGGGTGGTCAATCCATGCTGACGTATGCAGAACGCAAATTGGACCAAATAGATGACTGATGCGATTACTTTCAAAGCAATTCAAAGAAAATTGGCGAACAGCTTTCGATGCCCGTTTAGAAAAAAGTGAAAAAACACATATCAGAATATTTCGTAAATATTATAATGATAATTATGATACAGCAGTAAATAAATTTACAGAAACAAGACAGATTGCACCAGAGCTAATCTTTAAAGAACAAGAACTGACAAACCTATACGTGCAAATGTATTTAGATATTGGATTAAAACAGGCCAAATGGTATGCTACAAACTTTGATAAGTATTTAAAAAAAGGTGTTGACTTCCAGGATTTCTTAGATTATTGGAATCAAGCTTTTGCTGAAAAGGGTTTAGATATGGCCGGTGTCCGTGTTGTCACGATTATGGCCACAGCAAAAAAATTATTTGTTAAAATAATACAAAACTTTATGCAGGATGAAAAATTTATGGCTGAAGGCGCAAGAGTTCAAGCAAGGATACTAAAAAATAAGTTTAAAGAGGTAAGTCAATATCAGGCAGAACGTATTGTTAGAACAGAATCAACATTAGCTGCCAATTATGCAACTCAGCAATCCGCCTTAAGAATTTTTCCAGGCTCACAAATGAGTAAAGAATGGATTGCAGCACAGGATGAGAGAGTCAGATTTGACCATTCACAGGCTGACGGACAGATTGTAAAGTTTGAGGAATTGTTTTTAGTTGGCGGTGAGCGTCTAGAATACCCTGGAGACCCAAGAGGCTCTGCCGGGAATGTTATCAATTGCAGATGCTCAACAGCTCCCATACCTGACGAAGACGCAATATCAAACGTTGAACTTGAAGACATTGGTTTTGGCCTTGTAGGTCAAAGGGTCTAAAAAAAAATTATTCGTATTTTTATAAAAATTTTTTGTTATGAATAGTATAATTTTCAAACAATCGCCAATTGGTGAGATTGTTGACGCTGATGAAAATAATGGGATTGTAAAAGGGTATGCGAGTTATTTTGATAATATAGACGCAGACAAAGACATAATCAGGGCTGGAGCCTATAAAAAAACCATCATGGAAAACGGCAGTCGTGTTAAATATTTATATCAACACGATATGAAACAACCACTGGGTAAAATGCAGGAATTATATGAAGACGATAAGGGTCTTGTATTTGTTGCATCAGTACCTAAAACACAGCTTGGCAAAGATGTTATTGAATTGATGAAAGCTGGAGTCATAACAGAAAACTCAGTTGGTATCATGCCTATTGTAAAAGAGGAAAAGGGCAGCTATAGAGAAATACGTGAAGTCAAGCTTTACGAAATATCAGCTGTTACAATAGCAGCCAACGAGGAAGCGAAAATATTGGACGTAAAAGGCTCTCTTGCAAAAGAGGCTATTTTTAGTCGTTACGATAATCTTGTAAAAATAATTCGTAAAAATAATATTTCAGACGAGCTTGCGTTTGCAATTGAATCTGAAATTCTAAAACTCAAATCACATCTCAAACAAATCACAGAGTCGCCTCAAAACACTTTGCCGAAAAAAGATAAAAATGATAGTGAGTTGCTTAAATATTTGTTTAATAATTTAAAAAAGTAATCTAATAAAATGGATGAAAATATAAAAAAAGAGTTAGATAACATTACAAATGAAATCGACTCTAAAATCGAAAAATCGTCACTGACAGCTATCGAGACAATGAAAGCTGAAACTGACGCTGTAGTAAAAGCTAGCCAAGAAGACATAGCTAGTAAAATTACAGAAATCAATGACAGACTGGATAAGTCTGAAGTTGAGGCGAAAAAAAGATTTGAGGCAAGCAAACCTGTAAGCTTTAAATCTGCTTTAAAAGATGCTTTTAACGGTGGCGCTATAGAAAGCCTAGTTAAAGGTAATTCAAGGTCTGCAAGATTTGATTTGAAAGCAGACATGACAGTTGGCGCAGACTTTACTGGAGACGTTATTGCTCCACTAAGGGTTCCTGGTGTTTATATGGACCCAGCAAGAGCGCAGCACTTTAGAGATTTTATACCAGTAGGCACAACACAATCTGATGTAATCAGATATGTAAAAGAATCTGGATATTCTGATGGAGCTGGTGCAACGGCTGAAGGTTCAGCGTTATCTCAGTCTGATTTTGACCTTCAAGCTGTGGACGCTAATGTTCAGTTGATTGGAACTTATTTAAGAGTTTCAAGACAAATGATGGAAGATTACGACCAAATGTCGTCTTATTTAAGTTCAAGAATTCCATCTAAAGTCTTAACAGCTGAAGATGACCAGATTGTTGGCGGTAATGGTGTGTCACCAAACTTCCTTGGATTATTCAATTCAGGAACTGCATTTGATACATCTGCAAGCAATCCTTTTGCTGATTCAGTTGAAAGCGCTAATGAGTTTGACGTATTAGTTGCTACAATGAACAGCCTAGCGCTAAATGAATACAGAGCAGATAACATAGTTTTAAATCCATCTGATTTTCATAAAATACTGTTATTAAAAGACACTCAAAACAATTATCTAAAAGACCAAGTTTATCAAGGTCTTGCACCGAGCTTTATGGGCGTGCCTGTAATTCTTAACACGGAAATTCCAAACGGACAGTTCCTTGTTGGTAATTTTGCACAGGCTTGTCAATACTGGGTGAGAGAAAATGTTAGTCTTGAATTTTTTGAGCAAGACACTGATAATGTTCAAAAGAACTTTATTACTGTTAGAGCGCAACTTAGAGGCGCACTTGCAACGTACTTGCCAAAGGCGCTAATTCACGGTACTTTCTCAACTGCAAAAGCAGCATTAGAGACTCCGTAATCACACGTTTTTTTCATAGTAATTAGAGGGCTTCGGCCCTCTTTTTTTATGTTTTTTTGTAAATACGCAAAATCGATTTTAAGGCTATTTACGTGCGTTCTGCTGCATTTTATCACCTCTAGCATATACTAACATCAAAAACTCGAGAAAGTTCATTAGCGTAAAATCCCCTCAAGAGAATTTTTTTGAAAATTTACTTAAAAAAACTGTTTGTTTTTAAAAATATTTTTTCATAATTTGGTCCAAAATTATAATTATGGAAAAAAATAAATTCAATAAATTACCGATTCCAAAGGCACATAATTGCAAGGCGTTCATAAACTCAATTAGTTACGTTTGGAATAAAAATGGCCACTATTGTGGTTATATAGATTTTAACAAAAATCACATATTTTATAAACTTGCAGCTGAATTAAAAATGGATGTTGATTACGATTTTTATTATTTTGTGCCAGACCCTCACGGCGGTGTCACATATTCAAATCTGCATGATAATGGATTGGTCCTGGGTTTTGATACAGGTCATGGTGGCGATGACGAGCGTGTGTTTACAAAAACTGGACTAAAAATCAACGATAATGATGACTATGTTAAATACCAGCTAAAAGACTGGGCAAAAAATTGTTGTAAACAAAAAACATTTAAACAGATTATTAAGTTTATAAGAGGGTCTTTGCAACAGGAAATCATATATGCAAAATCAAAGCTCATTAAATTTAATCAAATAATAAAGGTATGATGAGAAGCTTAATAGAAAAGGCTTTTGACAAACTCGTAACGACAAAATCAGTCACACGAAGATACATAGGCTATTCAAAAAAATACCCAGGTATTGTCATAACTTATAAAGGCCAAACAATTAAAAACGGTGAAATAATCAAAAGCAATAAAGATGAGAAAACTCACTAAACACGGAAAAGAATCGTACCAAGAAACTGCAAAGATTTTATTTTACAGTTATGTGATACTTACTTTAACAATAATAATAGTTATATTTTATGAATATTTTAAATAGACATCCAGCGACACAAAAAGGCTGGAATAAAAAAACTAGAGAGCAACAACAAGATTTGCTTAGAAAATTTCAAATAAATAAACAGAAACGCTCCAAGTCTTTTGTGTTTTTATAATTATAGTTTGTTTATATCTAGGAGCGGAAACTGGGGTCAAATGGCCTCAGTTTTTTTTTGCATAACTTTATATAAAACCGAAGGCGTGAACCATAATGTGAAAGGTTGTTTTGCTGAATATCATTTTGCTACGACAGCTATGCAACATGGTTTCAGCGTCTCTATTCCTTTATTGGCTCATAGCAAATATGATTTGATTTTAGAAAAAAATGGAAACCTAAAAAAAATACAAATAAAATATTTAGGCAAAAACCGATACAAACACGGAAACGGCATACAAGTCACGTTAAAAAGAATCGGCAAAAAAACTTATGAAAAGGAGTTGGTTGATTATTTTGCTTTGTATCATGAAGTACAGAATGGTTTTTATATTATTAAAAATGAGGGTCAAAAAAGTTTTAAATTTGCAAAGGGCGGTAAATATCAAAAAAATTTTAATAACTTTGATTTACTTACATAGTATTATTGTTCATTGTTTAGAGCGCCATTGATTTGGCGCTTTTTTTTTAACTTTATAAAAAAATTGTTATGAAAGTAAAATTAAAAGAAAAATCAGTAATTGTTGGTGCTGTTCAATATAACGCTAATAGAGAATATGTTATGAAGGATGAAGTCGGCAAAGAGCTAATTGATAGCGGTATGGCTATTGAAATAAAAGAAGCAAAAGTCAAAAAGGAAACTAAAGAGCATAAACAAAATTCTAAGGAAACTAAAAATGAGGCAAAGTAAAATAAACTCAACAACAGGTTCTGAGATTGTGGCAAATTCTGAAATGAAAAATTATTTAAGGGTTGACCATAATATTGACGACACTTTGATAAGTGAAATGGTCACACAATCTAGACAATACTTAGAAAATTACATATCTAGAGATATTGTTGCGAAGACCAGGACTTACTATTTAGACACATCAGATGGTGTTATAAATATACCTTTTGGGCCTGTTGCGTCAATCGAATCAGTTACAGTTGATGGCACAGCTGCAACACATACAGTAGTGGGTTTAGACAAAGAAACTATCGAGCTTGATAGTCAGCCATCTTATGTTGTAAATAATAGACTGCCTGGACAATATGAAAAGGTAAAAATTAATTATACAACAGCTGGTTTAGCTGACAAGCTTTTGAAAAATTCTATTATGCAAATGGTTTCAACTCTTTATGATAATAGAACGGATTTTAAAAGCGGCACAACCGTCATTGAATTGCCAACTCAATCAAAAAAACTTATTGACTCTTATAAATCAATGTTTGTGTAATGGACGCAGGACAATTACAATCCAGAATATTTTTTTTTCGTTCAAGCCTTACAGCTGATGGTTTTGGTGGATTTACAACCGCATCTACCAGCAGCGCAACAGCATGGGCTAAATATCGTGAGCTTGACGGTAAAATAGAAGATGAAAACGGTATTCGTGAAAGGAGCTTAGTTGCGGAGCTAACATGCAGAAAAAAAGACGTTTCAAATGTCAATGTAAATGACACATTTAGGGTTGACTCAAACACCGCCAGTGATTACAGAATTGATAATATATTCGAGTCTGATTATAAATATTTTGTGACAATACGAGGTGTTTTAATTGACCAGACAGTGTAATGAAATTAGATGCAAAAATTGACAAATCAGATTTAGCAATTTTAGAAAAAAAAATAAAGCTACTAAGGGAATATGGGTCCAAGCCATTATCAAATGAAATAGGCAGAACAGGGTTTGCTATTGAGAGACGAGCAAAAAGGAATGTTGTTGTTGATTTGGGCGGCCTAAAACAATCAATAAAAACAATACATTCAGGCAAAAAAGCTTTTGTTGAGGCTGGTAAAACTTATGCGCCGTATGTTGAGTTTGGAACTGGTTCAAAAGTCGATTTAAGCGATTTAAAAGCCCTTAAAATACCAGCATCCTATGCAGCACAATTTAAAGGCAAAGGGTTTTCTGGCAAGCTGCCTGTTAATATCAAAGGCAACTGGCGTATGGTTCAATTTCCAATTAGCCTACCAGCAAGACCTTTTTTATTTCCAGCAGCTCGAATAGAATTCTTAAATTTGTTAAAAAGAATCACTAAAAAATTAAAAGAATTGACATGAATGACCCAGCTAAATTTATTCGTAAAAAAATTATAACTGCATTAACTGGTAATATTAGTTCTGGTGGCTCTGTTGTGCCTGTTTATGGTACTGTTCCTGGCAACGCAACATTCCCTCATATAAGAGTGTATGGTGTCAATCTGGTTGAGGTTGACCAAAACAGAACTTCTTTTACTACTGAAGTGACATCCAGAATTGAAGTCGTCACCAGATTTGCGGCCAATCAAGGCGGCGAGCTGACTGCTAATACATTAATTTCAAATTGCTTAAATTTGTTAAGAGTTCGTGAAGGAAATTATTTTGACCTCACTAGCGATGGTTTTAAAGTTTATACGAGTGTTGCTGAAAACATAAATTATTTAAGAGACGATACAAAAAGCCACACATTGTACAGGGCAATTTTAGAGCTGCAAAATAGAGTAATAGAAATATAAAATGGAAAAAGCAATAAATGAAAACACAGAGGTTAAACTTGATTTAAAAACCATCTCAATAATTTTAGCTGGAGCGATTTCTTTAGCTGGTTTATACTTTACTTTGACTGCTGAGATAGAGCTGGCAAAGGAACTGCCAAAACCAGAACTGACGAGAACTGAATATGATTTAAAAGACCAGTTAATTAGAGAGACAATTGAAAACACAGCAGAACAAGTTCAAGAAAACTCTGAGAAACTGGACAAAATCGATGAAAAACTATACGAGATTATTCAAAAATGAAACGCTTATTTGTCATAATTGCATTATGTGTATATGCTCAAAGTAGCAGTCAGGAATTCACAGTTTTACACATTAACAGCTCTTGGAATTACAAAAATGATTATAAACATCTTGATAAAATTAAAGGAGCAAAAATTGTACGTGCTTTATTAGAGGACCAAAAACCAAGCATCAGACAACAAATAAAATCAGTACCGGTAATATTTATTTATAAAGATAGAAGCTTGATTGGAAGGTATGATGGTGGTATAACTCTATCAATAGACGTGCCAGTTGAGCAAATACAATCTTTGATTTATGATAAATCGCCTGTTAGAAGGGTAACAACAAATTAAAATATTAATTAATATCAAATGAGAAAAATTGATAAATTAATTGTTCATTGCAGCGCAACTCCAGAACACAAAGATTTTGATGTTGAAGATATTACAGAATGGCATGTCAAAGGCAATGGATGGTCAGATTGTGGGTATCACTATGTGATAAAATTAGATGGTGAAATACAAGAGGCAAGACCGATTGAAAAATCAGGCGCTCATGTAGCTGGCGTAAATAAACGAAGTATTGGGATTTGTTACATTGGCGGCATGGACAAAAATATGGAAAACTGGATTGATACTCGAACTCCAGAACAAAAAGAATCATTAATTAATATACTTCAGGATTTAAAACAAGAGTTTCCAGATGCTATTATTTATGGGCATAGAGATTTCACAGACAAAAAACCCTGCCCAAGTTTTGATGCAAAAAATGAATATTTAGAAATTAGTAATTATAAAAGTAATGAGTAAAGACAAAAAGCCTTTCAAATCGACAACTGTAGGTAAATTATTATTTGGTGCGGCTAGCATTGTATCGCCACAATTAGGAGCTGTTCTAAATGGTGTGACAACGCCAAAAGAAGCTATCGCTGAAATAACAAAATCTAAAATTTCAACAGACGATAAAATAAAGCTACAGCAATTAGTTTATGAACAACAAAACAAAGAGATGGAAGAAATCTCTGCAAGATGGCTGGCAGACAGTAAAGGTTCATGGCTATCAAAAAATGTACGGCCATTAGTTCTTATATGGTGCATTGTAGTATTCTCTTTTGCTGGTATATTAGATAGCATTGATACTGTTGGGTTTACTATCAATGCATTATGGAATGATACGTTCGAGAAGATTATGATGAGTACGGTTATTTCCTACTTCGGAAGTCGTGGAATTGAAAAATCAATAAATGTCATTAAAAAATAATGGCAAAAAAAAACGTTTTTTCATTTTATAAAAAACCAAGAAAAAAACGCCCTGGACGACATTCAAAAAACAAATCATTTTCCCAACGCAAAAAAAAATATCGTGGCCAAGGTAAAATATAAATTCCTTAAATTTGTCTTTATTAATGTTTCTTATATATGGCTACTCTCACAGGACAAACGATTGCATCAAGTTATGACGGACTTTTAAAACTTGCTGACAATGACGGGCTTACAGCCTCAGTTAAAAATATACAGGATGGATTTGGTGTCAGCTCAGTTGCTAATTTGTCAACAGCTGTTTTATTTATAAAACCTACATCAGATACATCAAGCACACCGACTAGCGGAAAAGAATTTGAGGTTGTTGGAAACGCCTTAATAACTGGCGATTTACAAGTTGATAATTTGAACATCAACGGCAACACAATATCAGCGACTAGCGGAGTTGTAACGTTATCAAATGGCTCAATTGCAACAACACAAAGTCAAGGAGACAACAGCACAAAACTTGCGACAACAGCTTATGTAGATACAGCAGGTGGTGCGTTTTTACCTCTTGCAGGTGGTACTATGTCAGGCAATATTGCTATGGGTAGTAATAATATATCAGGTGGTGCAACTTTTACAGCAACAACTTTTAGTGGTCAGTTAGATGGAACTATAAGCTCTGCAACAACTGCATCCACACAAGCACAAAGCGACAACTCAACAAAGGTAGCGACAACAGCTTATGTTAGGTCTGCTATAGGTGGCATAGATACACTTTCTGAAATACTTGCAAATGGTAATACAACAGGTGGAACAGATATAGCAGTAAGTGCAAATGATGATATAACTTTAACAGATACAAGCAAAGCATTATTTGGTAATTCATCAGACTTACAAATATATCACGATGGTAATAATAGCAAAATTCAAGAGGGTGGAACAGGGTCATTAGTTTTAGATACAAATGGTCCAAGTATATTATTGACAAAATCTGATACTGAGCATTTAGCAAAATTCTTAACAGATGGTGCGGTAGAGTTATATCACGACAATAGCAAAAAATTTGAAACTACAAGTACAGGTGCTAAAGTAACAGGTAGCAATTTAAATGTATTTGCAGCATCAGGTGCAACTAAATTAGAGTTTGGTCAAACAAATGGTAATTGGAAAATAGAAGCAGGCAATAGTGGAAACAATACACTTATAATTGGAAGTATTAGTAATGCTACAAACAACATAACACTTGACACTACAAATGGTGGAAGTGCAACTTTTTCAGGTAATGTTTCTATTCCTGTTGGTAACAAACTACTTTTAGGTGGTGGCAATCATACATATATAAGTGAAGATATTGATGATAGATTAAGATTTTTTGTAGGTGGTGCTGAGTTTATGCGATTTACAGAAGATAGTTCTGATACAATAAACTTTTTCACAGATGCAACTTTTGCAGGCTCAATAACAACTACAAGTGCAAGTGGAATAAAAATAGATACAACTGGAAATGCCATATTAGAACTTGATGGTGCTTCAGGTAGTACAGAAGCAATTATATTTAGACATTCAGGAACAGAAGTATCAAGAATATCACACTCAAATTCAACAAATTTAGTGTTTTCAACAGGAAGTTCTGTAACTACTGCACTAACACTTGATACATCACAAAACGCAACTTTTGCAGGAAAAGTGAGTGTTGATGCAGGTAGTACAT